TAATATTCGTAAAAGGCACGCTAATGACGATGCCTACCACATACTTAAATCATACGATTTAACTTTAATCGATAAGAATCCTGATAGTGAGATTGTTGATAAGATAGAATCTTTACCACTGTGCAGTTTTAACCGCTTCTATATAGCAGACAATCTCAATCACTACGCTTTTACATTATATTTTTAGGAGGTAATATATGAAACTTACATGGGATCAGACTTCTGAACGTTTGTATGAAACCGGTACTGACCAGGGTGTTCTTTACCCGGGCTATGACACAGAAAAGAAAGCTTATGGAACTGGTGTCGCATGGAACGGACTGACGGCCGTAACTGAAAGCCCTTCTGGAGCAGAAGAGACCGCACTTTATGCTGATAATATTAAATACCTTTCGCTCAGATCGGCTGAGGAATTCGGTGCAACTATTGAAGCCTATACTTATCCGGATGAATGGATGGAATGTGACGGATCTGCAGAACTTGCAACCGGGGTAATTCTTGGTCAGCAGAAGAGAAAAATGTTTGGATTCTCTTACAGGACTATTGTTGGTAACGATGTCGACGGAAATGATTACGGCTATAAGTATCACTGCGTTTACGGAGCGACAGCTTCCCCTTCTGAAAGGGCTTATGCAACCGTTAATGATTCTCCAGAAGCAATTACTTTTAGTTGGGAGTTGAGCACAACGCCAATCGCCGTTGATGGTTTTAAACCGACAGCTTGTGTAACTATTGATAGCACAAAGGCCAACGCAACTGCTCTTAAGAACTTTCTTGACATTCTCTATGGAAGCGATGAGGCAGAACCTAGACTGCCGCTCCCCGACGAGATCGCAACAATTTTCTCAACAGATACTACAAGCGATTCTACTACAACTGATGAATCGTCCGAGGGTTAATTACAAATAAACAGTTTAGAATGAGAGGTCGTATCGTTTGCGACCTCTCTTAATTTTTTAATATGAAAGGAGAATACAAAAATGCTTAAACAGACAATCAAGTACACAGATTTCAATGGTGTTGAGAGAGAAGAGGACTTTTACTTCAATCTCACAAAGGCAGAGATTACGGAGATGGAATTGTCTACAAAAGGCGGACTTACCGAGACAATTCAGAGAGTTATTAATACTGAGGACACTCCAGAGATTATTAAAATCTTTAAAGGGCTTATCCTTAAGTCATACGGCGAAAAGTCTCCTGACGGAAAGAGGTTCATTAAATCTGAAGAGATGTCAAAGGCTTTTGAACAGACCGAGGCTTATTCAGAACTGTTCATGAAACTTGCCACAGACGATAAGGCTGCGGCAGCATTTATTAATGGCATTGTTCCTGACGAAACCGCTAAGGCTATACAGGGCAAATCCACCGCCGAACTTAAGAAAATGATAGAGAGTCACGAATAGACGACAGGAGGCGAGTTGAATGCTTCAGATAACGATACCAGCTGGAGAAAAATATGATGAGTCGAAGAACGAATTCGTTTACACAAAAGAACAGAAATTGCGTCTGGAGCATTCACTTGTCTCAATTTCAAAATGGGAATCTAAATGGAAAAAACCATTCCTTGGTAAAGACCCAAGAACTATAGAGGAGACAATTGATTATGTTAGGTGTATGTGTCTCACACAGAACGTGGACCCTAACGTATTCAATTGTCTTACACGGAAAAATTTAGACGAAATACAGGATTATATACAAGATACGATGACCGCCACATGGTTCTCAAATACTAATAATTCAGCTCCTAGTCGTGAAGTAGTAACGTCAGAGGTGATTTATTACTGGATGGTCGCTAATAGAATTCCCTTTGAATGCCAAAAATGGCATCTTAATCGACTTCTTACTTTAATAAGAGTGTGCAATGCTAAGAATGCTCCGTCTAAGAAAATGAGTAAATCAGCTATTATGCGGAATAATCATTCTCTCAATCAAGCCAGAAGAGCCAAGCACAGAACTAGGGGGTAAAAATGCTGAGCATAAAAACCAATGGTGATTGGTCTAAAAGTTTCGATTTCTTGGAAAAAATAAGGACCGCGAAACTTGACAGACTTCTTAATAAAGCTGGAGAAAGAGGGCGTGTCGAACTTTTTAACAATACTCCAAAAGATACGTGGCTCGCGGCTAGTTCCTGGTCTTATGAGATAGAGAAAGGAAGAGATTCTGCGACTATAACATGGCATAACGACGATATAGAAGGCGGATTTAATGTTGCACTTCTTATACAGTACGGACACGGGAAAAAAGGTGGCGGTTATGTGCAAGGACGCGATTATATAAACCCATCTATACAATCAGTGTTTGAAGAGCTAGCAGACGACATATGGAAGGAGGTATCTAAACTATGAGTCAGAATGTTGACACCCGTGTTGTGGAGTTAAGATTCAATAATAGCAACTTTGAAAAGAATGTTAAAACTTCACTTAAGTCTTTGGAATACCTCAATAAAAGTATAGAATCTCTCAACAATAGCGATACATCAGGACTCAACGGTCTGGCCCAGGCTGCTGAAGCTGTGTCACCTTCCTTGGAAAATGTTGAGTCGGCACTTTCAACTTTGGAGCATCGGTTCTCTACACTCGGAATTGTTGGGATGACCGCTGTACAAAACCTTACAAATTCCACAATAAATTATGCTAAAAAAGGTGTAAATTTTTTAACTAGTTCTATAGTCGAAGGAGGTAAAAAAAGGGCTAAAAACATTGAACAGGCTAATTTCATGCTTGAGGGTCTGTTTAGTAGCACTAAAAAAGAATACGAGGCAATTGTCAAAGGTCAGAAAAAAATGATGACCGGCGCCAGGTATGTTGAACAAGTAAATAAGGATGCTAACTACGCGGTAGATGGAACCGCATATGGCTTTGACGCAGCAGCGAAGGCCGCTGCTCAGTTTGCAGCATCGGGTTTAGCGGCTGGCGATAAAATGAAGAAAGCATTGCTAGGTGTTTCTGGTACTGCCGCAATGACAGGGGCTTCATTCGAAGAGATTGCGGATATTTTTGTAACTGTATCTGGTAATGGAAAACTTATGACCGAACAGCTTAGGCAATTTTCAGCCAGAGGACTTAATGTGGCCGCTACATTAGGTAAGGAATTTGGGAAGTCCGAATCTCAGATTCGAGATATGATTAAAAACGGAGAAATAAGCTTCCAGAAATTTGCGAACGCAATGGCTAACGCCTATGGCGAACATGCAAAAGATGCTAATAACACCTTTGCTGGCGCGTTCTCGAATTTAAAGGCTGCCCTTTCAAGAATAGGTGCATCCGTTGCTCAGCCGACATATGAGAATCTTCGTCGTATGGTTAGGGCTCTTACCGCATTCATCAAGAATGTCCATACCGGATTGGGTCCCGCCATAGATACTATAAACGCTGCTATAACGAAGATGCGTATAAAGTTCGATCAAAGCATAGGTCCCAAAAGGTTCGACTACGATTTAGTTGTAACCAATCTTGGCAGAATTAATTCAATTATACTTAATATTGCTGGGGCTTTTGGGAATATTAAGTCCGGCGTTAATTCAATACTCTCGCCTATGAAAAAGATGTCTGTATTTTTCAGAACCGGTATCATAGATGCGAAAGAATCTAAAAAAGCTGTAACTCTTCATAAGCGAATAGGGCAATTGCTTAAGTTGCTCGAAGAGGCAACGAAGAAAATTAAAAATTTTATAGATCCTTCCACAGGGGCAATGAAAGCGCTACTTAGTGTGATTTCAGCAATAGCAGTGGCGGTTCAGTCTATTATTATACCGTTTGATCATTTGAGGCAGACGGTTGCTAATCTTTTTCAGGTATTAAAAAATATTGGAAGTGCGATTATAGCCCCGATAAAACCAATACTTCAGGCTTTTAACGAAGTTACTCGTATTACAGATCACATAGGTTCCCCTTTAAAAACTTTGCTTAAACTACTTTCAGATTTTGCAAATTTCAGGCTTGGAGGAAAAATAGGTGATAAGCTTGTTGAATACAGCCAGAAGTTAGTAGATCTCACGAGTAAATTAAAACTTAGTAAAGAACTTACTAACTCTATACGCAATACGGCGGTTAAAACATTTACGTTGATAGGCGGAGCTGTTTTAAAAGTTGTTAACGGTATTAAATCCCTCGGTTCTACAATCTCTGACATTTTTGTCAATAGTAAAGCTGGTGCATTTTTAAACGGCCTTATTTCGACCTTTTCAATGACTGCTGATAAGGTGGGGTCTTCGGTAGAGGGTAAAGTTAAAACTATAAAGAAAGAAGTTACTGGTTTAAAAAGGCCACTTCAGGACGTTGTAAGTAAATTTTCTGAATTTAAGAATGTTTACGGCGGCATCGCCAAAGAGAACATCATAAAACTTGGATCTAAAATCGGAGAAGGATTTAATAGCGTATTCGGTGACATAGATTTTAAAGGCGAAGCTCTAAAAGCTGCGAACACGAGTCTCGAACATCTTGGAGACGCATTTAATGCTGTGAAAGCAAAAGGTGTGGCTTTTGGTAATTGGTTCTCTGGTTTTATAGATAGACTTAAAGCGGAATTTTTCAAAATGACCGCAAATAGCGATGGCTTTATAAACTTTGATTATATCGGAAAAGCACTTTCTGATTTGGGGGCACGTATTATAACCATCGCTAAGAATATTAGAAGTATAGGTTTTTATAAATTTAGTGAAATATTCGAAGAGTCTGGAAATAGAATAGAGGCTTTTATAGGCGCTCTTCAAGCGAGTGCTAATGCTATAGGAGAATTTGGCGGAAAATTTGGAGCTGTTTTTACAACTGTGAAAAATGTTTTAGGTGTAACCTCGGCGGACATCGTCATTTTCTTCGATAATGTTAAAAATGCACTCAATTCTATAAAAACATTTTTAGAAGGAGACGCTGGCACATTTAACGTTGATTCGCTTCTTAATATAAGTGAAAGATCTGTGAAAATTGCACTCCTTTATAAATTTCAGAAGCATATACAGGTGTTTGTCGATCTTATAAAGGCTAATTCCGAGGCACTTAAGAAAACTGTTGACTCTATAGCTAAAGTTCCAGAGGCTTTTGCTAAAATTCCAACATCTTTCTCAAACATCCTTGACGGATACGCTAACGGATTGAATGCTATGGCTACTAAAGTTCGTGCTAGAGCGCTTCTTGAGTTGGCCGTTGCAATAGGCGTTTTAGCGGCGGCGATGTTCATTCTGTCGAGCATTCCTTATGAGAAATTAGCGGTAGCAGGTGCTGCGTTAACAATTGTTACCGGCGCTCTTATGCTAATGACTAAGAAACTTAGCGGAATAGCAGAAGAAAGTGGTAAATTAAAAGGCACCGCCATAGCAATGGCGATAATATTAGTAGCTATTGCCGTAGCTACAGTAGCAACTGCCGGTGCTGTGGGGCTTCTGGTTGCTTCTCTTGTGGCGTTGAAGAAAGTGATAAGCGAATACTCAAAGATGTCGGAAGACGTATTTGAGAAAGGCTTTGAGAAAGTAAAAGTAGTGATAGAAGCCCTCGGCGATTATCTTGCCAAGACGAAATTCTTCTTCGGTAGAGGAACCGGAATCGCCATCAGTCTTTTGGCTCTTGTCGCCGCCCTGTTCGCACTTCAATTTGTCTTGAAAATGTATGCAAAGCTTGACGCTGGAGTTTTTAATAGCGGTTTGGATAAGATACGGCAGGTTATGGACGATCTTACACAGTTTATTTATAACTTGACGGTAACTGCTTTTGTTCCATTTGCAAGTGCTAAATTTATAGGGATAGCAGCTATATTCTTAACCTTGACCCCGTTGCTTTTAACGATATCTCGAGTTCTTAAATCGTTCTCAAAGATGCCAGAAGCGTCACTTGAAAAGGGCTTCAATGCTATGGAACGAATTATGGCCGGAATGACCGGTATGCTGATGATGCTTGCCATCGGAACAATCCCAACTTCCGGGTTTAGACTTCTTAGTATGGCGGCCATGATTATATCGTTTATGGTCATGATGACCACAGCCGTAACAATGATAAAAATAATCGGTAGTATGGGGGAGAGGGTTATTTCTAAAGGTATGGCTGTATTGCTTGTGCTAATGGGGTCACTAGCTCTTCTGACAATAGTCATTAAGAAGTTCGGAAGCGAAGGCACTATTCAAGCTATGGGCGAACTCATAAAAAGTTTGGCCGAATTGTCTGGGTTAATAGCGGCTCTCGGAGCGCTTCCGTTTAAAGTTGCGGCTCAGGGGACAATTCTGATAGCATCTACTCTTCTAATCCTTGGATATTCTATAAAAATAGCAGGAAAAGCGGCCGATCCAGCTTCTGTAAGTAAAATGACCGGGATGATAGTTCTTGTCGTCTTCTTATCAGCATCACTATTCCAATTAGCAAAAATGCCTTGGGGGAGTTTGATTGCAGCAGGGTTAAGTCTTGTTATGGTCCTCGCGGCATTAACAGTGGTGATGGTTTACATCGGCTCAGTTGGGGACAAGAGTGACTATGCTAAGGCGATAATGCTTTCGATGACTATCGGAATTATATCGTACGCCTTATATCAAATGGCGTCTCTTCCAGTCGCTAACAGTTTGGCGGCAGCTACATCGCTAGGTGGTACTCTTGCGGTTTTCGTCGGTGCTGTTGCTATATTAGGACATATAGATTTTAAAACAATAGCCGCTGGAATTGCAAAGCTCGATCTTATAATCGTTGATTTAGTCGCCGTATTCACGGCGATTGGTGCTGTTATTAACAAAATAGGTAACGATGCTGTGTTTAAGAGTTTGGAAACAGCAGAAAAAGCATTCAATAAAGTCGGCGATATAATAGGAGGATTCGTAGGCAGTATAGCTAAGGCTGTTGGCGATAAGGCCGCTGATACAATAGAGAACCTTGGAGATAGTTTCGGGTATTTTGGTGAGAAGAGTGCACCGTTCTTCGACGCGATAGGTAAGTTTGATGAGAATTCAGTAGCGGGGATAAAAAGTCTTGCTGATTTTGTGGGCGGATCTTTCTGGTCCAGTGGAAAGGCAAATTCAGAAGAGATTTCAAGTTTTGCCGATAGTATGGAGACCATGGCCCCTGCATTGGTCAGTTTCTCAAATACCCTTACCGAGGGTAAGTTTGATTATGAGGCAGTAGAAGCTGCTTCAAAATGCATATCAGCCATAGCCAATATAGAATTTCCAAATAGTGAGGATGGTCTCGGAGCATTCTTTTCTTCAAGTGGGGATCAGCTTGAAGGAATGGAAAGATTTATAAACAGCGTTTCTAGTATGGGGCCAGCATTGGCAAATCTGTCGAATTCTGTTAACGATGATAGCGGTTTTGATATAAGCGCTGTAAGAGTTGCTATTAAAGCAGTAAGAGATATATGTAATCTTGAGTTTCCAGAAGAAGGAGGTTTCGAACAGTTAATAGCTGGAAGCGAATCAAAAGGGCTTGACCAGCTTCTTACTAATATTTCGTCAATCGGCACTAAACTTAAGGAAATGAGTACCAATCTTGGTAGTTCTAAGGAATTTAACTACGATTCCATTAAATTGGCTATTAAAGCTTTGAAATCTCTGACAGAAATTGACATGCCTACTGAAGGCGGCATAATGTCTGTCTTTATGGGTAAAAACGACTATCAAGGATTCGGCGACGGGATCAAGCCTTTAGGAAAAGGCATAGCCAGTTTTGCTAAAAGTGTTGCTAAGGTAAAAGGTCTTGATAAAGTTAAGGTTGCTGCAGAAGGAATAGTAACTCTGTCTAACATGGACATACCTAGTGGCGGCGGCGTTCTTGGAATGTTCGGAGGAGTAGACTCCGATATGGTTAAATTTGGTCAAGGTCTTGAAGAATTTGCTCCTCACTTCAAAACCTTTGCCGCTACTGTAGCTGATGTAAAGGTCGAACAAGTAAATGCTATTTTCGAAGCCCTTGGATCCCTAAATATCGATGCGCTCCCAAATAAAAAGAAACTTAGTGCGTTTACAGACGGTCTTAAAACATTCGCCGACGATATAAAGACGTTCGTAGGCAAGATTGGTGACGTTGGTGACGTTGACGCGGCTATCGCTAAGATACAGAAGTTGTCATCAATAGGTGAAACAATAGCAAAGACGAATATGTCGTCTTTAAGTAAGTTCTCGAGTTCATTTAAGAGCCTCGGTCAGTCTGGTGTTAAAGCGTTGACGACTGCTTTGAACGCCGGTAAGACTAGTGCTAAGCAGGCCGGAACAAATCTAAGTTCGAGTGTAATAAGCGGATTAACTTCGAAGAATACAGCCATGCAGACAGCCGGTGCAGGTCTTGCTAATAAGGCAAAAAATGGAATAGGAAGCGTTACTGGCTGGAATTTAACTGGTCAAGATGCGGGTCAGGGCTATATAAACGGCATTCTAGCTAAAAAAGATTCCGCTTATGCCGCCGGTTATGCCCTTGGTAAAAAGTCACACCAAGGAGCAAAAGACGGAGTCGACTCGAATTCGCCTTCGAAACTGTTCATGAAGCTTGGTGGATACGTTGGAGAGGGTTATACTATTGGAATATTGTCGATGCTTAATGAAGCTAATAAAGCCGGAGCATCAATCGCTTATGCATCTCAGGATGGAGCGAACAAGGCTAATGATTCGCACTCTCCATCTCTCGAATATTTCAAAATAGGTACAAATGCTGTAAAAGGTTACTCGAAATCGTTCAGGGATAAAAACAACACAAAAGAGGTTACCAGGGCGGTTACTAATCTTTTCTCTAGTGCTATAAAGACTGCTGAAAAAGTTTCCAATTTTTCAAGGAATAACTACGCTGACAAAGTAATAAGAGCGTTCGCTAAGAGTTTCAGTGGCTATGCAGGTGAAGTGGCAAAGGCTTCTCGTATATATACTGCTGCAACATCGTCCATTCAGTCGTATATCGATAGGACTTATAAGATGTCCGACTATTATAAAGAGGACAAATCTGCTCTTAAGTCATATCTTAAGGAACTTAATGGATATATTGCATCTAAAGCAAAAGAAACGAAGAACATCAAGAAGTACAAAAAAGATAAGTCTTCAGCCACAAAGAGCATTAAGAAAGCTAAGAAGGCTTTGAAAAAAGCAAAGTCTAAGAAAGCTAAAAAGAAAGCCCAGAGGAAACTTACGAAAGCTAAGAACGCAAAGAGTAAAGCCAAAGATAATCTGAAAGAGGCTAAAAAGTCGAAGAAAGAGGCTATAAAGAATATTAATAAACTTAGAAAGACTCTCAACAAATACGGTGAGACCATTGCTAATAATATTAAGAAAGCTTATCAGGAATTGATCGACGGTATAAAGGACACGGTGAAAGATTACACGAATATTCTTTCCGTATCGTTCGACACTGGAATTGATATTTTTAAAGATCTTGACGACGTAACAACCTCCACAACAGAACTTGAAGAAGCTGAAAAAGAATTATCTGAAGCTATAGCCGAACGAGATTCTCTTCTCGAAAAATCGATGGCTGTACTAGGTAGATCGCAGAAATATCTTGACGAGTTAGCCGAAGCGGAAGAAAGAGTAGCCGAAGCACAGTCAGCGGTAGATAGTCTTACTCCTGAAATTGCTAAGGATGACATAAAGGAATCTTTAACAATTCAAATCGAACAGGCCGAGAAGTGGAGAGAAGAACTCGATGCCATTAAAGATGCCAACTTGTTTGATTCAAGATTGATTGAGGAACTTGAAGCGCTTGGCGTTGATGGGGCAAATAAGGTTTCGCAGTTTGCGGCGATGAAAGAATCAGAGATCAAAGAAATAAACGATCTTTATGCCAGATCCAAGAAAGTCAACGCACAGGTATTCCTCGACACGTTTAATTCGAACATTAAGAAGACGAAGGAATGGGCCGACGCCTTCACAAAACTAGCTGATGCGATTCCCACGTCAGTTCTTGAAGAATTCAAAGATGCTGGCATAGACAGTTTTACTACTATGGATTACTTCATAAGTATGACCACAGATCAGTTAAAAGACTGGAACGACCTCTATAAGAATTATTTAAGTGCTCCGACCGAGGTTGCTAATACGGTAGTTGCGGCTCTCGCAGAATCTAATAAAGCAGTTGATTATTATAAGACTTATCTTAACGCTATATCGGAAGATTACACTGATTATAATAAAGCGGCTAGTAATCTTAGTTCTTATCAGAAGAAACTTGATAATGTTAATAAGAAACTTAAAAATAAGAAACTGTCTAAGAGCAAAAAGAAACAATTGCAGGCTGAGAAGAAAGAACTGAAACTTGTGATTAGTGATCTGAAGAAATATATGTCAGATATTAAGTCTGATATGGAGCTAAACGGTCAGCTTATTGTTGATGGTTATAACCTTGGTGTTCTGAGTAAGACGAGTGCTGTTACCTCAGCGATGAAGAAGCTAGCGCAAGTCGGCCTTAAAACATACGCCACTCAGTTGGGTATAAAATCTCCTTCAAGGGTATTCGCGTACTTTGGTCAGATGTCAGATCTCGGTTTGGCTAACGGTCTTACAAAATACGCAGGTCTTGTGAGCGACGCTTCATCTGAGGTTGGCGATACGGCTGTAAGTTCGCTTTCGAACGCTATTGCCAGCGTGTCCGATCTGGTTGTAGACGAGATGACCGATCCGACAATAACGCCGGTGCTTGATTTAACCGAAATAATCAACGGTGCAAACCAGATTAATGGCATGTTCGCTGACGGGCAGATCGGAATGGCATCGAGTATTTCAGGTCAGATGAGTGAATCTGCTAAATTTCAAAATGGACTTTCTGGGGCTGGAAACGTGACAAACAATTCGACTCAGGAAGTAATCAATAACTTCTACATCCAGGGCGACAACCCTAGGGAGATCGCAGATGAGGTATCTAGAATAATAAGTCAGAGATTTGACAGGAGGGAGGCAGCATGGGCGTAATAACTTACAACGGAGTCAGTTCTGACACGCTTAAAGTAAGCGTTCAGGAGGCCCCAACCTATTCCACGCCGGAGAAAGTCTATGAGATGACTCATGTACCGGGCAGAAACGGCGATGTTCCGTTCGGAGAAGGTGCGTGGAACAATGTTCAGCGTACTTACAATATTGCAATCGACGCAACTCGGGGATTCGAATCATACGAGTCGAACACATTTGCGGAGACTGTTGCCGCGGTCGTCGCCTGGCTTCACTCCAGTGATACTTATGCCCGCTTGGAGGATACGTACGAACCAGATTATTACCGAAAAGCGCTGTTTAAGGATGCTCTGGACATAGAGAACCTCTTTATGCAGGCCGGACAGACTGATATTTCGTTCGAATGTATGCCTCAAAGGTTTCTTAAGAGTGGTGAAAGTGCCGTCACTGTAACAAGCGGCGGCACTATTACAAACCCCACGCTTTTTAAGGCTTTACCGTTAATTGACATTGTTTGTGCTGGAAGTGGAACTCTGACTATAGGAAACTACACAGTTAAGCTTGCAGATATCGATTCGGAGATAATCATTGACTGTGATCTTCAGGACGCTTACTACGGAACCGAAAATTTGAACTCAAAAATTTCCCTGGAGGAGTTTCCAGTGCTTGTTTCCGGAAGCAATAAAATCACTTACAGCGGCAGTATAACATCTGTAAGCATTACTCCGAGGTGGTGGACACTATGATTACACTGTTTGAATCCACAGAAACAGAATTTACATCAAACGGCCTTGGCGGACTTATCGATGCAACCGAGTGTAAGGTTACAGAGGAAAGAAACGGGACTTATGAACTTGAGATGAACTACCCGGTTACAGGATCCCATTACTCCGATCTGCTTCTTAGAAGAATAATCAGAGTGAAACCAAACAGGTACTCTGATCCGCAGCCATTCCGAATCTACCAGATCTCCAAACCGATAAACGGAATAGTTACTGTGAATGCCGAACATATCAGTTATGATCTGTCCGGTATTCCGGTAACTCCGTTTAAAGTTGTAACATGGTATTACATTTCGACCTCCCCGACCGAATTGGTGGGGGCAGACTGGTCTGAGGAGAGAGTTTACATCGAAGAAGGAGAATACCTCTGGACAAAAGAAGTAATAACGGATCAGGATGGGAATACGACGGAAACAGATCCGATTTGTTCTCCAGATGAGAATACCGTTGGGGTTTCTCCGGCTACCGCATTTGAACAATTAACTAAATTCGTACCTTCTGGCATTGAGTGCCCATTCAGTTTCTCTACCGATCTTATTGGAGATGCCTCATTTACAGTCTCTGTGCCGTCCTCAATAAAAAGTCTCCTTGGCGATGCGGAATCCGAGGGGACTTTTCTTAACCTCTATGGCGGAGAGTATATTTTCGACATGTACGACGTTAAATTACTCAATGCCCGGGGTGAAGACCGAGGAGTGACAATAAGATACGGCAAAAATCTGACTGATCTTACTCAGGAAGAGAATTGTGCGGAAGTTTATACTGGGGTTTACCCTTACTGGTACCAGGAAGATGACGGGTTGCAGTATTTGGGCCCTCAGCATCCGATTATAGATGTAGAAGGAACGTTCGATTACACCAGGATCCTGTCTCTGGACCTTACAGACAAGTTCAGTGATGGAATGCCAACACAAAGTGAGCTTCTGGCCGAGGCGGAGACTTATATTTCTGAAAATGACGTCGGAATACCGAAAATCAACCTTACAGTTTCGTTCGTATCCCTCAGAAAACTTCACGACACGGAAGTTATAGAGGCGTTAGAGGACGTACGGCTCTGTGACACGGTTACTGTAAAGTTTCCGAAGCTAGGAGTTGACGCTACAGCAAAGGTTATAAAGACCGAATACAACTGTCTTACGGATGCGTACGACTCGATTGAACTTGGAGATGCTACTAGCACTCTTGACGCTAGACTTAAGACTATTGCTACGTCTGCTAAGAAGGGTAAGGATGGTAGCGATGGAGAAGATGGTGAAGACGCGACATATGTATTTATATTTTCGTCAAACGGAGCCATCTTTAAGAATGAAATAGTTGAAACACAGCTCACAGTTAATGTCTACAAGGGTTTCACGAGGATGAAAACGCAGGAAGCACTTGTTGAGATGTACGGAGACGCCGCTTATCTTCAGTGGTATGAGAAAAATCTTGGCGATTCAGACTTTTCGGAGGTCAGTTCAAGCGATGAACGGCTTTCCGAGAATGGTTTCAAGTTTGATATTTCATCTGAAGATGTAAACGAACAGAAAACATTTAAAGTTGAAGTAAATGACGGTATGTAAAGGAGGAATTAGATATGGCAGTAGTTGGCGAGGCGCAAATAACGCTCGCAAACGTCAATGACGGGTCTTCAGGTGCCTCAGGAGTAAATTCATACACATTCATAGCCTATGCGAATTCCTCTGACGGCAGCATAGACTTCTCGAGAACCGACTCGGACAGGGACTTTATAGGAACTCTGACTGTTTCGCAGGATGTGA